AGGTGTTTTTCTGTTGCTTTAATCTCCTCAAGCAACGTGTCCATATCTTCACTCATCATTGATACTCCTCTGTTAACGATACATACGCAACCGTCTTTGGTTGCTTTGCCTGTGACATTACAGCAGGCCGTTCCTGTAGGTTAGGCCAACAAGAGAACCTGTAGCGACAGAAACCACATTCAGTGCCAAGCACCATATTGCCTGTCTCTTTGCCACGGAACTTTTCCGGCACTGCGTCAAAGCAACGCTCAAACCTGTTCTCTTCCAGAGTGGCTGCTGTCTGTTGAATATGGTCTACTTCTTTGTCGATGTCAATACCTGTAGCTGGTACATATTTGAACTCGCCATTGGCTTTGTTCACTACCCACCATCCACCAGCACGTTTGTCTGCTGCCTTTGCGTAGCCAGCAAGCTGCGCTACATACCCGAAAGCATCACTCTGTCTAAGAGTGTCGAAGGATTCAAACTTGTTAGTATACGACCAATTAGATGCTGACTTGATATCATCAACAGCGTCGTCAATAACAATATCATATGTGCCAGAGACGGATGTGTCATCGTCAAGGTTAAGAGTAACCTTTGCATCATCTTCATATTGCACTCCCGCTTCTTTTAGTAGACCTTTGAAGACAGCCTCAACGATGTCTCCAATCATCATGTTCATTACGAATGTAGTTGGTAGGGGTAACGCCTTCTCCGGTTCGTTCTTCTCAAACCAAAGCTGACAAGTCGGCCTGCCTACGTTTGACATACGCAGACCAAACTCGTCACGCTTATTGCCCCCACCAAACTGGCGTCCAAGCGCACCCATCACATCAAGACCTACTTGCCGGATAGTCTCCACCGACATGGTGGACTTACCACTAGCAGCATTCTCCATGTATTGATGCAACGCCAGTTCAGCAGGGTGGTTCATTACGCTACCTCTTCTACTTCGATATCGACAAGACCGTCAACAATCATCTCGTCATCTTCATCATCATGCTGACTAGCCTTTTCAGACCATGCATTGATGATGTACTCGTTGTAGTTGTTGACCCACAACATGAAGTCACCAAACATGCCCTGCTCCTTATCGGTCAGTTCCAATGTCTTGGTAACATCAAGCGAGACTACCGGCAGATAGAACACTGCACCAGTAGGAATCTTACGCTCCTCTGTATTGGCAGTGATAACATGCTGTACAGGCAGTCGCTTCATCTTGGCAAGCTGTGTAAACGCACCACCTACATTCTTGAAGGCGTCACGATTATCGACTTCCCATATGAAGGCAGTCTCGTCTACATCCACAGGATTACCTGATGCATCTGTGGCATTGACCAGTTCGACTGTGCCAAGCACAACGCGAACACGTTTAATCTGCTTGATAAGTTCCTGTGTCTTCTCTGGCAGGGACTTGAAGTCTTGGATATAGCCAGCAGGCTTACCGCAGTTGAACCCGCCGTCGTTATCCTTGAGGTCAATGTTAAGGTTATCGGCCATGACAGTCTTGACATAGCGATTAGGGCTGTCGCCCATTCCACGTACAAAACGCTTGTACATGAAGCGTTGCAGGTACGGACGAATCTTTACCGACTCTGCATAGTAGGTTGGTCCATCCGGCACTTCCAGACGGTATGTACCGCCGCTTACTACCTCTACGTTGGCAGTCTTACCATTGACCTCTGCCTCACCCATGACAGGTGAGTGATTGATGCGTAGACGAGCAAGAGTGCTGGCTTGCTTGCGCTCACTCGTAGCTTCGTTTGCAATGCCCATAGCTTTCGCCATAGCGGCATAGTTATTCGTATCTATAGTTGTCAGTTCCATGTATTTATACTCCTCTTTTGAGTTAGAAAGCCCTAGTTATATCACGACACATCTTTAGTGTCAAGCCAGTTGGGGCCGATTTTTGCCTCTAGTTCCAAAGGAACATTGAATACCAATCCCCAACGTATGGTAATCAAGTCAGGCAGCACCCTGTTGGTTTCTTCTATCACACTGATAACTCTCCTTTCTTCGTCAGGGTGTACGTCAATGACGATTGAGTCATGTACAGTGTTTACCACACACGACATCATGCCGTCAAGTAGTTTATCAATGTGCAGCAGTGCAATCGGAACAATGTCCGCAGTAGCAAAAGACTGCACAGGATAGTTCTTTATCTGTGTAAAGTGGGACACACGTCCATTTGGTTTGCGTACCACATCAGGAAAAGCAAACTCACGACCAGAGGGTGTGGTAATCTTTCCAGTAGCTATAGCTTCTTTAGCCAATCTGGAGTGCCATACCCCAATCCCTTTGTATTTCTCTGTGAAGTGTGTGTAATACTCTGCTTCCGCTGGCGTTCTCCCAAAGCCTGTTGCGCCATAAAGCGGTGCAAACGTGTGAGCCTTTGCAGTCTGCCTATCCGTAGGTTGACCAGCATCGGTAATAACTTTAGCGGTGTATGAGTGTACATCAAACCCAGTAGATACCTCTTCAATTGCAACTCCATCCTGTGAGAGATAGGCAGCAGCACGAAACTCAAGCTGTGCAAAGTCTGCCTCCATAATCTTGCCGCCGTCGAAGCGAGACACGAACACCTTCTTGACAGGGAACGTACCACCGCGTGGCATGTTCTGCATGTTTGGGTCACGACCACTAAACCTGCCTGTCGATGTCATGTGCTGCGTGAGACGGACGTGCAGCTTACCGTCCTGCTTGGTGTGTATACGGATGCCATCAACGAAGGATGACAGGTACGTATCTACAGCAGACAGGCGTCGAACCTTTGACAAAAAGTCAACAGCATCTGTCATTCCTTTGACACGTGCTGCCTTCTCTAATGTTTCAAGGTTCTGCTTACTTGTGCTGAATCCATTGGCACTAGCCCACTTGGGACCGGGTGGCTTGAACTTCAGTCCAGCCAACTCTTTACCAGCCACAAGATGATAACCAGCCCCGCCACATGATGCACACTTATTAGTCCGGGCAAATGGGGTTCCATCTTTCTTTACCTTTCGTACTTGACCGGAGCCATTACACTCACGGCACTGTGTTGCTTTCGTTTTGTAGAGACGCTGTGTGCCGCCTGCCATCAGGCTACGGAAGTCAGCATCATCCATGTATGGGTCAATTGCGTTGCCCCAATACTGCTTGTCCAGAACCTTGCGGCTATATACAACCCACGATAGTTGCTCTGGACTGTTCAGGTTGATAGGAGTATCACCCATCAGCCTACGCACATGCGCTTGCAGGTCACGCTCAAGGTCATCACGCTCTTGCTCAAACTCCTCACGCACTGTGTCCAGCACACTCAAGTCCACAGCAAAGCCACGCTGATAAATACGAGATAGACACACGGCTACCTGATTAGTCAGGTCAACCGTGCCCATCAGACCTGCATCGTCCTGACGGTTGAGACGCAGCATCTGCTTGTCTGCAAGCTGTTGTGTGGCCTCAAGGTCAGCGACCAGATAGTCACACAGTTCATTGTATGGAATGTCACGAGTGCTAACACCCTTGGCAAAATACTCTTTGAGAGTGTCCTGCTTCTTGGTATCTAGTTCGTAACGCTCTGCGCACGCTTCCAGAGACAACGGCTCTTTCTGCCCACGCTGAAGAACATACTCTGCCAGCATTGTGTCGAACACAGGGCCATCGTACTTGAAGCCAGACTCCCATAACCAAAGCAGGTCATGCGCTGCGTTGTGACAGATAAGCACAGTGGCTTCATCCAATAGCATCTGCACACGCTCGTAGTAGTCATCCTGATTAGGACGGTCAGCGTGGTCAAACGGGAACGTAAGACACTGACCTTGGTCAGTCAGCATACCCACCATCACCAGCGTATTGTCTGGCTCAAACGGGTCCATGTGTATTTTACCGTCACGTTTTGTAACAGTATTCTCTACATCAAGTGTTATCTTCATCCCTCGTACCTCGCTGTCAAGTAGTCCAGTTCGCAGTTTACCATACCATGCCAGCCATTCAACTTGTTCTTGACGATGTTGATATGGCGTAGTGGGCTATCCTCTTCCTGCCCTTCGACAGTCGGTGACTTGCCAATCAGTATCATCAGGTCAGCTTCCGCAGCCTTACCAGTACGGCTACCTTCCATCATGCTCTGGTTCAACTGTGCGCGGCCTTCTGCATCTGCAGACAACTGCGACATGTAGAACACGGCACACTCGTAGGTCTTGGCAATCTGACGTGCGTAGATAGCGCACGCCTTGAGCGCCTCGTCCTGTCGAGCGAAGGAACCTTGTACACCAAACTTGTCGCCCATGTCTAGCACAAGGATGTCAGGCTTGTATGACTTACACACAGACTCAACCCATGCCATGTCACGACCACCGGCCTCTTTAATCTTGATGTTGTTCATCACAGGCTGATACAGTGCCTTGGCCTTGGACATATTGTCCCGTACCTCACGGGCAGACATACCTGCTGCAGCAGTCAAGTAACGTGCGCCGACACGGTGTGTAGGCTCTTCGTTACATAAGACAATACACTTGGCACCCTGATGGGCAAACCCGCCGGGGGCAGCAATCAGGCTGGCATGGAACGAAGTCTTGCCAGTGTTGGGCCGTGCGCCCACTTCTATAAGCTGACCAGCAGACACGCCCTCGACCTTGCGAGTGACGGAAGGTATGTTGAATGTCCAACGTGCTTCCAACTCTGCCTTTGCCATCAGCGTCTCAATGCTGATGTCGTCCCACTCAATATTGAGATTGGGGATGAAGTCATCACCGTAACGCTCAAGCAGATTGCGCAACGCCTCAAGGCTGGCTGCATCACCATTGACCATATCAAAGCCAATGTTGGCAACATCTTCGCCAACAACCTGCTGAAACAGCTTAGACAGCACCTCTTGTGCTACGTCACTGCCCATCGGGTCTTCGCGTTTAATCTGCGAGAACAGGCTAGAATATGCCTGCTTCTGTGCAGTGGTCAGTGTCGGGTTGTCCGACATGAACAGGGCTTCTATCTCGTCTGGTGTGACGCTACGTTCATACCTGTCCATAGCAGTATCAATAGACTGCTTTATCTTCCGCACATCTTTGCTAAACAAACGCTGCGGACATTTAGAGCCACGATGGTCATCGTAGAAGGACTTGTCCATCAGGCTCCTAATGATTGATAATTCCATGTAGATTCTCCATATCTGTCGGGTTACGATATTTCAAGTCGTCTGTTAGACGGAGAACACGAACATCGTTCACGTGTCCTCGTAGTTCCTTTGCCATCTGCAAAGTCTTTGGTAGCGCATCGGGGTCTAGCGCAATGATGGCTGTTGAGAACTGCGAGAGATACCTTTTATGCGACTCTTGCAAAGACGTGCCTAGAAGCGCAACCCCGACAAAGGTGCCGTAACCAACAACGGCTGCACTCAAGCAGTCCTCAACAACTACGGCGACTTTACCACACCCTGATGTGTATGGCAAGCCACTTTTTCCGTAC